TTATGGCGAGAAGATCAAGCCGTGGCTCGCCAACCCGACCGGTGTGGACTACGAAATCTACGGCTCGTCCATCTACGACAACGATGAGATCATCCCCGAGGAAATCGCCCGCCTCGAAGCCCGCTATCCCGTCGGCAGCATCGAACGCGCAATCCGTCTGGACGGCCAATACCTGCCGGGGATGCAGGGGGCACGGGCGTATCCGAGCTTCGATGCCCGCATCCACGTTCGGCCGCAGCCCGCCCTCGAACCCCGCCGCCCGGTCTGTTGGATATGGGACTTCAACGTGGAGCCGATGGTCTCTCTGATCGGCCAGCGCCGCAGCACAATCTTCCACGTCCACAAGGAGTTGATCCTCGAACAAGGCGACCTCGATGGCATGGTGCAGTATTTCGTCGAGAACGTGCCCTCCGGTGCTGCCGAGGTCTGGCTCTACGGCGACGCCACTGGCAAGCATCGCCACGCCGCCGCCCCCGGTGGCCGCAGCGAATACCAGATCATCCTGAACGCCATGCGAACTTACGGTTGCCCGGTGCGTCTAAAAGTTCCAGAGACCAATCCCATTGTGCCCGACCGCATCAATGCGATAAATAGGGCATTTAGGGATGAACAGGGAGTCTCCCACGTCGAGATCGACCCGTCGTGCAAGGAACTGATTGCGGACTTGGAAGGAGTGTTGCGGGATGAGAAGGGCGGCATTAAAAAGACACGCAATCGGCGCGATCCCTACTTCTATCGCACGCACACCAGCGATGCCGTTGGCTACTGGATCAACTACGAGGAGCCGGTGCGGACCACTTCCATCGGCCAGCGAATCATAAATGCAATCAAGCAGCCCGGCTACGCCTTTGGCCGCCGCTAGGAAGTCGTATCCGACCTGTCGCATCTGCGGCGGGCCGCTCAACTTCTGGCACATGCACATCGGCGTCTGCACGAACTGTGTATTCACCCCGCGAGGCAAGCCACCCGCGGTGGTGATCCCGCAACCCGGCTACCGCTTCAGCCACAATGCCCCAAGCCTACGCGAATCCCGCGACCCAGTCATCGAGTGACGATCTGATCGTTCGCATCGTCCGCCAATACAAGCAAGAGGCGCGGACTGCGCGAAAGACTCGGATCGCCCGCAACAAGCTGAACTGGGACTTGTATTTCGCCAACCAAGACTGGTCCCACAAACAGAAGGGCCAATCGACTGAGTTCCTGCCGAAGCTCTCCGCCGCCGCCGAGCAAATGTCTGCGTTCGTCAAACGCGCCCTCGTCCAGTTCGGCGACTGGTTCTCGATGGAACTGCCGCAGGGCTCATTCCTGAGTCCCGAGCAGGCCCGCGCCCTCCTCCGCATCTTCCTCGAAAACATGGCGGTCTCCCGCACCGAAATCGGCTCCTTCTACACGCTGATGTCGGACTCGACCAAACAGGGACTCATGGAGTCCCTGATTATCGTCAAGGTTCACGGCCAGCACATGCCCACGCGCTCCTACAAGGCGGAGCCCGGCGATGAAATCCTCGGCATTGCGCCCGCCTTGACGACGGAGGAGAGCACAGTCTGGCGGCTGCGGATCGACCTGATCGCGAGCGAGGACTACTACCCCGATTCGACTGGCCGCAAGCTCTACGAAATCCACAGTGTCGAGCGTGATTACTTCGACGTGCTTGAGTCCGCGAAGAACGGCCTCTACGACGAGAAGATGGTGAAGAAGATCGAGCACGACTACGCGAAGGAGGATGAGGACCGCCGCCTTGCCCGCCACCGCGGACAGGACGAAGTGACGCAGTTGACGCAGCGCCGCCGTGTGTGCATTGACGAGTGTTGGGGCACCCTGATCGCCCCGGACGGCAAGATCATCAAGAAGGATGTCGTGGTGGCCGTCGCCAACGACAAGTATCTGATCCGCAAACCCGAGCCCATGTCCACGGTGTTCTGGCACGGCGAGTCGCCGATCATCGCAACCCCGGTGCTGCGCGTGCCGCACTCCGTCCACCACAAGGCTCTCTACGACGATGCCGCCTCACTCAACATCGCGCTCAACGAAATCTACAACCTGATCCTCGACGGCGGCATTTCGGCTGTGTGGGGGGTGCGGCAGGTCCGCGCCCACTGGCTCCAAGACCCGAAGCAAGTCAGCGACGGCATCCCGGCAAACGCGACCCTTGTGTTGAACGAGGATGCGCCGGCCGAGGGTAAGGTCGTCGAGACTGTGACGACTGGGGCCGTGCCGCAGGAGGCTCTTGCCATCCTGAACCTGACCGACCGCGAGTTGCAAGCCGCCTCCAAGACGAACGACACGCGGCTCGGCTTCCTACCGCCCCGCCAAGTGAAGGCGACCGAGATCATCCAAGCGGAGCAGTCCGGCTCGGTCGTGATCGACGGGTTCGCCGCCGACCTCGAAGTGGCCCTGATCGCGCCCATGCTCCGCAAGTCGTGGCTCACCATCTTGCAGTTCGCGGACGACATCCCGATGCAGGATGTGGTCAAGGCCATCGGTGTCAACAATGCTTTCAAGCTCTCCCGCATGGTGCCGGCGGAGCGGTTCGCCTCACTCGGTCAGGGCCTTGGCTTCAAGGTCATGGGCCTCACCGCCACCCTGTCGCGTGCCCGCGACTTCCAGAAGTTGATGGCGATGATGCAGGGCATCGCAACGAATCCCGTGCTCTTGCAAGCCTTCATGCAGCGGGCCAGCGCCGACAAGATGCTCACCACCATCATGCGCTCGCTCAACATCAACCCCGAGTCGCTGGAAATGTCGGAGGAGGAGCGGGCACAGTTGCCGCAGCGCATGGCGCAGATGCAGATGCTCTCGCAGATGCTTCCGCAGAACGGTGGTAGTGCGCCCGCGCCACAGGACAGTAACATGCAAAGCGAAATCAACAGCGGGGCTAATCCCGCAGGAGTTGGCTAATGCCACACGCACCCGCAACAGCATACAGCAATGACGACTACGAAGCTCGCTACGACATGGAAACCATGCAGAAGGCCGAGCAGATCAAAAACGATCCGAAGCGGATCGCTCGGGCCAAGGATTATGCGGCACGAACGGCCGCCGAACTCGCCAAGTTTGCCGGCGGCGACGAGGCCAAGGCCGCCGAGCAATCGTTGATGAAGGGCTACCGGACGCCCAAATGAGCAAGTCCATTCTCAAGCGGGCGTTCAGCGAGGTATTCGCCAAGACGCCCAAGGCCGTCAAGCACACCGCTCGGAAGTTCGGCAAGAAGCGGGCGGAGAAGCAACGCACCGCCATCGCACTGAGCAAGGCCCGCAAAGCCGGTGCCCACATCCCGCGCCCGAAATACTAGGCGCTATCCGACTTAACGCCTAACCAAAGGACAATCTGTGCTCTCACCAGAGTATGTAACCGCCATCGAGGATTGGCTCAAGTGGTATAACGAGCACCACAATGTCGTCAAGGGTGGTTCGCTCGAACGACGTGTCGAATTCATCGAGAAAGGCATCAAGGGCGCGTTCATCATCCTCGCCGGCCTCACCTACGAGGTCGAGCGCGTTGATCTCGGGAAGAAGGCGGCAGGCGAGCGGCGACTCGTCCTTCCGGTGTCGTTTCGATGAAGTCCCACGACATCGACGCCATCCAGCGGGCGCAGACGATTGTCCAGTCCGGTCTGCCGGAGTTGCTGCGGGCGGAAGAAACCAAGATCGTCACCGAGTTGGTCAACGCCTGCAACGCCGGGAAGCTGAACGACCGTGATGCCGCTATCGGTGTAGCCGTAATTGCCCGCATTCGGCGTATCTGGAACTCTTGCAACCGCCACCTGTCAGAAGGTGTCGATGCAGGTCACAAACTCAGGAGCTAATGTATGGCTGACGCCGCCTCCGCTGTAGTTGTCACCACCGACATGACCATTCCCGCGGTCAGTGCCGCGCCCGCCGTCCCCGAGACCGTCGAGGTCAAGGTCGGCGACAAGACCCTCAAGGTGTCGAAGGACACTGCGGCGGTCATCACGGCCCTGCAACAGACGGCCAGCGATGCGGCCGCCGCCGCGCAAGTCCTTGAAGCGAAACTGAAAGCGGTCCCGGCAGCCACGACCACCACGGCCGCCGCCCCCGCCGAGGAGAACTACGACCGCCTGTTCCAAGACCCGAAGGGCTTTGTCACTGATTTGGCGGAGAAAATCAAGAACGATCTGCGTGCGGAATACACCCAAACAACCTTGCAGCGGGACTTCTGGACGGCCTTCTACGACACCCACAAGGACTTGAAAAAGCACGACTTTTACGTGAAAGCGGTGCTCGACCGTGAGATCGCCGTCTACGGCAAGCTGAAGGTGCCCGAAGTGATCGAGAAGCTCGGCACCACGGTCAAGACCGAACTCCTCGCCTTGGGGGGCAACAAGGGCGGGACGCTGACGAAGCCCGCCGCCGAGGGGGGAACTGAACGCCTTGTGGTCGAGTCGAAGGAAGGGAGTGAGGACTCACTTACCGAACCAGTTGGCTCCCTGACCAGCCTCATCAAGCAGCGTCGGGCCGCACGGCGAGCGAAGCCTCAAGCACAAGTAACAACTTAGGGAGACCCCCTGAATGGCAACATTCCAGTGGCAGTTTGACGCCCCAACCGGCGTTTTCAAGAATCATGCGCTCTCCGCCGCGATCTACAAGGTCGCCGTGGAGGACTCCGTTTTCATGGATCACGTCAAGCCCGTCGAGGGCTTCGGCAAGAAGATGGGGGAGAATGTCACGCTCAAGCGCGTGTCCGCCATCACCGAGCCCACTTCGATTGACCTGACCGAAGGCATCCGCATCCCCGAGGACGTGTTCGCCCTCTCGACCAAGAGCATCACGGTCGGGGAAATCGGGCGGTCGGTTCCGTTCTCCTCGTTTGCGGAAGATTTGGCCGCTCTCGACCTCGAAAACAGTATCCAGTCCGAGTTGAAGCGTCAGATGACGCTC